GCACCTCTTTGTAACTGACGCTTCTCATAAGGTTCGGAGTCCGGTTTGGAGTCCCGGCTTCAGCCGGCAGCGCGCTCCATCTTCATCCAGTTCGCTCCACTTCGACACCCTTACTCCCTTCACTGGCATCGCGAACCTTCCTCGCTCCAGCCATTTCCGACCGCAGACCGGGCACGCCACGCCTCCTTCCACCCGCACCAGCTCCGGCGCGATCCCTGCGCATCCGTGGCATAATTCTTTCGAGCTTTTCATTTGCGCGCGCCGTCAGGCGCCTGTGGCCCCACCGCTAGGTGGTCGAAACGTTTCTACTCAGTTTGGAGTCCCGGCTTTAGCCGGAAGCCCGCTGCCTGGCGTCCCCTTTCTCGCCCTCTTGATCTGCTCCTTCAACCCGAGCTGACTGTTTGCCTCCCGCAGATGCACCAGCGCGTTCTGCAGGAACACCGTCCCCACCGCTCTTTGGTCTGCTTCCTCCCGCTCGCTCTTTTGCAGCTCCTCGGCCCCCGCGATCACCGCGCCCAAATTCTGAATCAATTCCTTTTCACTCATTCTCTGTTCTCTCCGTTTTCTCCTGTTGGTTTTATCGTCCCTTCCAGGGCGTCATTTCCGGATTGTCCTTCACCAGCTTTTTGAACTCCTTCACGTCCTCCATCACTCCCGGCTCACTCAACTGCCAGCGCATCCAGGTCCGCATATCCATTACCCCCACCAGATTATGCTCGCTCCCGCGGCGCCGTTCATAATCCTGGTTCTGCGCCGCCACCGTCCGCATCCGTTCCGTCGTGCGCGCCTTTTCCCGGCGCAGATACTCATGCAAGAAACAACCGTTGCGCAGGGTTCGTTCAACCCAATCCGGCATCGCCTCTTGGGTCTCCGCGAACTTCGGTATGATTATATTCGGCGCGCTCATTTCAGGTAGGGCCCGCTGTCCCTAGCGGGCCGCTCTTTCAATCTTTGCGTCTCTGCGTCTTTGCGTCTTTGCGTTGAATTTGCTGGCGTGGATGGCGAACAGGGCTTGTTCAACTCCATCCACGCCACTCGGTTCCTCAACCAAGACCCACACTCACAACTTCACCTGGCTCCGCACCGCGTTCCGGAAGATCCGGAGCCAGAACCACACCTCCCCGGCCGTGATCGCCGTGTTGCTCACCACCATCTGCGCGACGATGTTTTCCGATCCGGCGCTCTTGTACGGCTGATTCACCTTGTTCCCTTCCGCCGCGATTTCCGTCCCGTTCGGCGTTCCCATGTTTCCCGCCACCCATTGCGGCACCAGGAACGTCGGGTTCGTCGCGATCGAAGTCGCTGCGATCCATTTGTTCACCGTTCCGGTCACCCCCAGCGTCGCCGTGCACGTCGGCCCCACCACCCCGGCCCGCGCATCCAGCAGCATGAACTGCGGAAACACCACATCCCCCGCATTCAACGGGCACAAAATGTGCGTGGTCGTCGCGTTGATGATGAAGTCCGCCGTCTTCATCACGTACAACTCCGTGAACCCGTGCATCGCCCGCTCGTTCGTCGACATCGTATATTTTCGAATTGCCATATTCCTTTTTCCTTTCCTTTTACGGTTGCGTCGCGATCACGGGCTGACTTTGCCGAGCCCTTTCGGGTTCTTCACACACAGCGAGAAGCCGCACTTCGCGAACCCCCGCGGGCCGCCTCCCAGGTCCAGCAACTCCTTCGTGAACAAATTCATGTTCTTCACGAACTGCATTTCCAGCAGCGCCATGTTCAGGATCAATCCCGAACATGCCGTGCTCAGCCCCGTGCTTGCTGCGATATTCACGAACATGCTCGGCATCACGTGCAACAGCCCGAAACTGCTTTCGAACGTCTTCACCGAAAGCGTGATCGACTTGTCGTTCACATTGTCCTGCACCACATAGCGCGCCTTGCTCGAATCCGTCGCGCTGTTCGTCCGGCTGAAGTTGTCCACCGCCGCCTGCGTGGTCGTGTCTCCCACCAGCTGCAGCGTCATCGGCTTGCCATACACGATGAAGATATTCTGCAACACCGCGTTCAACTGCGCTTCCGTCAGGCCCGAAATCCCGCCGCTCGCCGTCAGTCCCGTCTGGATATTTCCGGATGGCGTCAGAAAATCCGCCGGCACCGGATTCGTCGCCTGCGCGCTGCTCGCGACCCAGGTCCACAACCCCCGCGTGCGCCATTCATCCTCGTTATTCCCGGCCTGCATCTCCTGCGCCCCGCACGTCACCGCTTCCATATCCCGCTTCAACTGCGAGATCGCTTTCGCCTTCGCGTAATCGAACTCATCCGCCACCGCGGCGGTCTCCACCGCCTGCTGCATGTCCGTCACGTCGAAGTCTTCCCGCAGGATGTGCGCGTAATTTCCGAACCGCTGCCGCTTCTCGGCGTTGTTCGTTCCCAACCCGCTGTCCTGCCCTTCCGGCCGTCCGCTCGTTCGCGCTGGACGGAACGTGTCTGCGAGCACCTCGGCATAATTGCCTTTCATCGTCTCGCCCTTCTTGATCATCGACACCACCGGTGTCCCTTCGGGCTCCAGGACCGTCAACACGTTCCTCAGATACTCCCTGTTGCCGCCCGTCGTTCCGGGGGTGCTATAACTGTTTGCTGCTGGCATCTAACCTTTCCGTTTTCTGAGCCATCGGCTAATCACTGATTACTGCTTTACTGATCACTGATTACTCACCTTCCGGCCCGTTTACTTGCGAAGCTCTTTGCCAATTTCTCCACCGTATCTGCGTCTGCGTAGGTCGGTTGCGTCTGCCGGCTGCTGGCGGCCCGATTCCCAGGCGCGCTCCCATTCACTGCCGGGATCTTCGTGGGTCTCGGAGATGGCTTTTTGCTGCCGTTGGTCGCATTGCCGTTCGGGGCGGCACCCGCTGAGTGTGCCGCGGTGTCCCGTGCGGAAGCACCTTTCGCGATCCGCTCCATCGTTTTGCTCACGATATCCCCCAGCGCCAGCCGTCCTCCCGGCAAACTTCCCAACTCCGGGAAATCCGCCAGCAACTTCAGCGCGAGCTTGTTTTCCGGTGTTCCCTTCGTGAACATCTTCGGATACTCCGCTCGCGCTGCCTGCGTCAGCACCTGATCGTTGCGCCCCTTCTCCTGCTGGAAATTTTCCAGCTTCACCGTGAGCCGCGTCACATCCTTGATCGCTTTGCGCTGGATCGCTTGGGCCTGTTCCGGCGAAAAGGTGTATTCCTTCCCGTCATTCCCGCGCACCGTTCCACCGTCCGGATTCCTCTGCGCCCATTCCAGCAACGCCTCGGCCTGCTGCAACTCCCCTTGCATCTGCCGCTCGAACCCCGTCCCTCCACTGGCCCCGGCTCCATTCGCCGCCAGGTCATCTCCCTCTACCCCTTGGGGGAGAGGGTCGGGGTGAGGGGGTGTCTTCTGGGCCAGTTCTGCCTTTAGCCTGGCATTCTCTTCCTCGAGCGCTTTCCGTTTCGCGACCTCTTTCCCGATCCGTTTATTGATTCGCTCCTGCGTTTCCGCCGGCAAATCCCCCTCTTGCTCTTGATCCTGCTCTTGCTCTTGCTCTCCGGCCTCTGTTCCCTCTGTTCCCTCTGTTCCCTCCTGTTGAACCCCTGCATCCGCCTGGCCTTCCCCGTTCAGGGCTGCTTCATTTTCCCCTCCCGCTTCAGCCTCGGTGTTGGCGCTCTCGGCGCCGTTCAAATCGTTTTCATTCTCTTCACCGGTCCCCGTTCCCTGACGCATCTCTGCCAGTTGCTGGGCCAGTTGATCCGCGGTTATTTCCTCGCTCGCCGCTGGAGCGTTGTTCCCGTTTGTAGTCCCGGCTTTAGCCGGTTGGTTTATCGTAGCTTCTTTTGGCATGCGCTTGACTCCGCAAGTAAGTTTTGGTTGCCAGTGGATTTTACTTTTGTTCGGGTGAAAGAGTGACCTCCGCTCAGAGTGGAGACCGGGCGGTGCCCCGTGCGGAAGCACCCCCGGACTCCTGTCACCCTCTCATCCGTACCCGCGGGAGACCCAAAGAAAACTCCCGCTTCGCAGTGCGAGCCATTACCACTTCGGGAAAGCTTTTGAGAAGTTTGGAAAATTGAGTTATGACCAGTTATGACCAGTTATGACCACTTTCGTACGCGTCATCCCCTTCCCACTGATTACTTTTCCGGGGGGACTGATTACTGATTACTTCAAACAAAAAGCCGCGACCCGTTTCCAGATCGCGGCTTCGTGACTTGCCCTTTCGGCTTCGCTTACAGCTTAAGATTTCCGTTCCCCATTGGCGTCAATTCGCGTGATTCGCGGGCTACTTCTTCCCCTCCTCCTCTTCCTCTGGTTTCTCAGCGATTTCGCGGAGTCGGTCCATCAACTCCCTTAGGGCCGCAGCCCCGCCGCCCGCCATCGTTTTGCGCTCCGGGGTCTCCCCGTAGGTGGCGGTCGTCTCTTCCAGTTCGCCTTTCACCTGCTCGATCAGTGCCAGGAATGCCGCAAACCGCCGGTCGTGCGCCAGGTGCCAGAGTTCGCCGTCGCGGAATTCGCGCCCGCTCTCGCTCAAGTTCAATCCGCGCGCTTCGTGGAGCACTCGCTCGAAACGTTTCGACCGCGAACCGGACGTTCCGGTCTGGCTTCCCAGCCGTTTCTTGATTTCCAGTTGCTCTTTGAGTTTCTCTTCTCGCTCCTGCGCTGCCGCGAGGATTTTCGTTCGCATCTCGTCGTAGCGCACCTGCGCTCGCACGAGTTCGGTTCGCAGCTCCGCCACCAGCCGTCTGTTCCACCAGTCAATCTTTCTCATGAGTTTTTCAATTTCTGCGTATTATTCTGCGGTTAACGGTCCTTGATTCGTATTGTTCCGCACTCAAAAACTGGCGGGCAAGCGCCGTCCATCAACTCCGGCGCAACCAGGCGGATCGTTCCAAATGGCGTCTCGATTTCCTTCACCATATGCTGGGACCTGCGGGCATCCTCGAGGATCGACTCCACACTTCTTCCGGTTGCCTGCGATAGCCACACTGCGAGCACCGTTGCCAGCTCTTCCATCGTCCGATCCTCAGTTTTCATTTTTCCTCTTCCATTCGCGTTGCGGCCCGGACGTTCCGGTTCGCGTGATTCGCGGGCTTACCCCCCCAGTCTCCCCTGCTGCGCGTTCACCGTCCGTTCATTAATCTGGAAATGCAGTTGCTGCAGATATTTTCCCAGCCGATCCCGGAAGCCGGGATCCTGCTGATACCGCTGGAACAACTCCGGATTCTTAGGCTCGTTCGGCTTTTGCGGGTTCGTTCCGAAGATCAGGTCATTGATCACCCCGATCCGCAGCCCGTAATTCTGCCCGGACAATTTCACGTCCTCATCCATCCCGGCAGCCATGCGCGCCACCACATTCTTCGTGTCATCCACTTCCGCTTCGTCCGCTTGCTGCTTCGGCCGGATCAATCGTTCCGGCAAATTCGGGTCGAGCCATTCCAGCCCCATCATTACCAGCTCATCCGGATCGATCCGCGCGCTCGTATCCACCGTTTGCCGCAGTTTAATGATCCAATCCATCATCGCTGCCAGATGTTCCGGGTCCAGCCGCCGTTCATCGAACCCGATCGTCAGATTGAACTTCCCCTGGATCTCTTCCCGCGTGGCTTTGATCGGTGGCGCGTTCTGCGTGCCGATCACCCGATAGAAGAACGTCGTCGGCATGAATTGCTGGCAAAGTTGAAACACTTGCGTGAACGCCTGCTTCCACCCGTTCAGCCATCCCATCACCCAATATTTCTGCAACACTTGCGGTCCGATCGCGTCGCACGGCGTTCCATCCGGCAGGTACGTCTGGCGTCCGAACCGCCGATCCGCCATGTGCCACATCCGGGCGCCCAGATCTCGCGCGGATGGATCGTACTTCGGTATTTCCGCGTAATGATACTCCCCGCGGGCCGCGCCGATCTTCGCGCCGGGACACCACTTGCTCGGCGGCCGGCCTCTCGGATGATGCAGCGGCGGATTCGTCGAGAGCGTCGACCGGTCGATCTCCATGTCCAGTTCCGTCTTCACCGTGTTTTGCCAGGTCGACCCCAGCTCGCCGTAACCCCTCGAGTCCGTTGCTTTGCGCGACAAATATTCCGTCCGAAAATAAATGATCGGATACTCCCCATGATCGTACGTCATCAGGTCATCGACCGCGTAGCTCCCTTCTTGCTCTTGATCCTGCTCTTGCTCTTGCTCATCGACAGACCCACTCGCCGCTCCTGTTCCCTGATTACTCTCCCCCGACTGATCACTGATTACTTTCCCCATTATATTCGGATGAAAAACAGTATAGTAAATCCCCGGCACCCCGCTTTCATCGCAGCGCCGTTCCCATTGGTGCACCACGAAATAACACTGTTCCATGTTCCGGTCGTCCAAACCCACCGCTTCGCCCTCCCCTCCGGAGAAACTCCGCGCCTGGCTCGTCGTCATCGTGATCGTGCTCACCGTTTCCGTCCAGCGTCCGCCCAGCCCGTGCGTCTTGAACGTCGCCCCTTTGCATTTCTCGATCACCTGCTCGACCCAATCCGCGTTCCAGCCGTTCGAGACTTTCCGCTCCTTCAATTCCTCCTCGCTCAGCCATTCCACCATCCAGAGCCGCCGCGCTCGGCGCGGATCTCCGCAATCCTTCGGCATAAAGAAATCTTCGCCTGGACGCAACGCCACCAGCGTCGGCCGATTACAACTCACCGTCGGGATCGTGATATCTGCACTGCCCAAACTTCCATCCTTGGTATCGCGCAGTTCGCGCACCATCCGTCGCGCTGCCTTCTTGCTCAGCTCATAATCAGCCAGCAACTCGTCTTCATATTCCCCGAGCATCTCGGCGAAATTCGCTTTCACCAATTCCCGCGCATGCTCCTGCAACAGCTCCACCGCTTCGTCCTCTCGCGTCGGGTCCGTGAAAATCTCCACCAACTGACTCGCCTGCACCAACCTCGCATACTGCTCCGGGTTCGGAGTCCCGGCTTCAGCCGGAAGCCCGTTGCCCACGGCTCCCCCCTGATTACTGCCCACTGATAACTGATTACTTCCGATTCCTCCTCCCATCTGCTGCAACGTGGCAATCGCCTGCGCCTGCACCGCCTCGATCATCTTCCCCGAGATCTGATCGTAGCCGAGCTGCGTTTCCCGCTTCCAGAAAACTCCCAGGGCCGCTTTGCCGTTTTCCTTCAGATAATTCGCCAGCAAACTCGCCTCATCGAACAGTTCCGGCATTTGGTTCGTCACCAGCCAGCGCAAAATCTGCGTCACCCGGTTCCCCCAGCTCGCGTCATGCACCGCCTCGGCCGGCGACGCCGCCAGTTGCGCCAGCATCAGACCCACCACCAGCTTCGCCACATCCTCGGCCGCGTACGTATCCACCATTGGCACCTTGCAATCACTGGCCCCCTTCCAGGGAAGCACCTCCCGGTCATTCGTGCGCGGATGCCACTTCCGCCCGTCCGGCGTTTGCCCTTCCCACAAGTTATACCGCGCATCCCGGTTCAACCCGTCATTCCCGCTCTGTGCGACGTGCACCGCCTCGGCGAAATCACTCGCCGCCTGCCTCAATTTCAACCCACCGTAACTGCTCATCTTGGTTTCCTTTCCTTCCGGCCCCGTTCAAAATTCCTTTTTCTTAATCCTAATCCTAACTCTTAATCTTAATCTCCGGCCTTCCCCGTCGAAACGTTTCTACTCGGCTCCGGAAACTCCCGCACCCTCAAATCCTCCGGCCACTCGCTCATCTCTCCGCCCTTCTTGTCTTTCAGCCAGAGCCTTTCCTTTACTGATGCGCCCTCAACGCGCAACGGAGCTATATTCGACCCCAACTGCTTCACAAACGGTGCCACTCCCGCCTCCCGGCATTGCCTCACCCCCTCCCGAATCCATTCCACATTGCACGCCCTCGCTCCCGGTCCGCTCTCCCCGCCAAAAATCACCCAATCCACATTCGGCGAACAATCCTGGCAAGGCACCCCTGCCGCATAGCCGTGCTTGGCCTCATTCGGGCCGCCGGCCTTCGCCCATCCAATCTTCCTCGTTAACTTCAGATCAATCGCCCCTAACATCGGCTCAACACTCAGGAAGTGAATCCGCGCCGGAATATCCAGCAACTTTGACACTCGCTCATTCGCCCGCTCCTGGTCCTCCACGCTCACCCCGATCCAGGCGTTTTCCGGCGGAGTGCCGTCGAGCCACGCCTGGGCCATTGGACGCGCGCCGTAGAAGCATTGATCCCGCGCTTGGTGGATCCGATTTTTCCAGAGCTCCGGTCGCTTCGATAACAGGAGCCAGTCAAGATTCGGCGTGCTGAAGATCACCTGCAACAAATCCGCCAGCCACTCGATCGGCACCTCGTCGTCTAACCAGTCAGCGAGCGAAGCGCAGAACACGCGCGGCTTTCGCGGCTCTGCATCACAGCAGCGAGTGCGATTGTCTGTGACAAAGCATTCCATCTCGCAGGCCGTGCAGATATCGCTCTTATTCCATTGCAAGGGCTTTCTCCAATTCGCGGTGGTGGTCCTCCGTCTCGGCTTGCCCTTCCCCCAGTTCCCGCCCCCGAAACGCTTGTTGCGACTTTCCGCGTAACAGTGCGTGCATCCTGGGCTCACCTTCGTGCACCCTTCCCACGGATTAAACGTGTGATCACACCACTCAATCTTCGAATTCTCAGCCATGCTCTGCTCTCTCCGTTTTCTCCTGTAAAAATTCACTTCACCCTCAGCCCCACCAATGCTGCCAGGTCACTCTTCCGGTACTTCCCCTGCCGGCTTCCATTGAACGCCACCCAGCCGATCTTGCCTTCCGGCACCTCCGCCCGTCCGGCCGTGATCTCGAACTTCAAATCTTCGAGCAAGGTTTCCGGGATGCCGCATTCCACCACTTGCGCGCGGCTCAACAGCAATGGCATTCGGTTGAATTCGTCCTGGGTCATCTCGTCAGTTAAGCCGTTTGATTTTGCGTGAGGCCTTCCACCCTTTTTCGAAGCCGTCCGTGTAGGCGAGCCTGGTGACCCGGTCGACGATGTCGCGCAGCTCCTCGTCATACGGCTCCTCGGTCGGCGCCGCGCCGGCCAGGGCCACTCGCCGTTCGAAGGCCCCGAGTGCGCGGGCCAGCTCTAGTTGGTAATCGTGGTCTTCTCCGTTGATGGTTTTGTTCGCCATTCAGTTTGCCTTTTCTTCTGCGACCGGCGTCACCCGCAGCACATCGTAGCCGCCGCTGATTCCCTCCAGCCCCACCACCCATTGACCGTGCCCAAGCTGCCACGGCACGTGCCGGATCGTCGTTCTTTGCACGCTCCCATCGTCAAGCCGCACATCCACGAGCATCCCCGCCCAGCGCAGTTCCTTCGCGCGTGCCGCCTCTTCTTTACGCCGCGCCGCCAATCGATTGACCGGTTTCATCCATTTTCCTTTCTCTGCATTCGCGTCAATTCGCGTGATTCGCGGGCCTCATCCCATCCCCCCCGTCACCAGCTGGCTTCCCGCCGGCACATGTTCGATCTTCATGAACGCAGCCATCCGCAGCAGGTCGATAAAATCTTTGCTCGCTCCTTTAAGCCCGGCCGCTCCGGTCCAGAGTTTCATACAGGCGATGGTGTTCTGGCATTCTTCGCTTACATAGAGGATCGGTTCGTTCTGGATCGAGATTGGTTTGTCTTCGTCGTATTCGAGCCACTTGTTGATTTCGGTTACGCCTTCGCGGATTAACATCTTCTCGTGTCCGCCCACGGCCGCCTCCACGTAGAGCGGCGGCAGGCCTTCCGACTCTTCGTTGAGCATTTGCAGGATCGATGAGGTTCCTTCCTCCTGTGCGATCGCTTCGAAATGTCCGGAGCGCGAGTCGCCGTAGCTCTTGAAAATCTCCTCCACACCGGGCGGCGTTTTGAAAACAGCCGAATCCTCCTCTTCATCGTCCACGTCCCAAAACCGCCGGGACGCCTCTGCCCGGCTCCCTCTCCCCGCGCTTCCCGCCGAGTGAAGCGCTGTGGCCAGTGCGCTAGCACTCCATCCTTCTTTTGCCAAAACCATCCGTTTGTAGTCATTGATACTCCACGAATCCGTTCCCTGCGCCGGCCCCTTGTCCCCGTCCTTTTGCTCGGAGTTGATCACCCATTCGCCGTAGGTCGGGAAATCCGGAAACTCCCGGTAAACGTAGATCCGTTTCTTGCCTTTGATTTCCAGCACCCGCATCCAGATGATCGCCCAGCGCCGATGCCACGCAAAATCCAGAATCCGGTAGTTGGTTCCCTCTTTCGGAATCTTCGACGCCGGCACGATGTTATGCGTCCGGAACCGCGGGAACACATTCCCGCTGCTCTTATCCGTCACCCCATGCAGCCGGATCAAAATCTGTTTCGGCCCGCGCCCCTTCCACAAATTCAACAACTCCCCGTAATCAATAAACGGGTTCCACTTACTCTGAAAAAAAATCACCGCGTACTGTGGGTCCAGACAATCCATGATATACGGGATCTTGCCCGGCGCGCCCCCTGGCCAATGCTGCCCTTGCGGCAACTGCTCACAGTCCACCCATTCCCGCACCGTCGCTCCCGTCACATACTCTCCCACCGTCGCGTTGTAGCCATTCACCGGCGTGAACGTCACGATCCCCTTTCCCTTTCGGTCCACCGTTCGCCCCCGCAACGTGATCACCCAATCCACCGGAATCAGCTCGTCACCCCACCAGAGATCCACCTGCCCGCCCTCGATCGTGTCCCGGTCCTGCTTATAATTCTTGAACCAACACTCACTCCCGTTCGGCGCCGTGAACGCGCTCCCCGCGAACCCATCCTTCGGCGAAAAAGTGATTCGCGTTTGCTGACTCCGCTTCGCGCTCTTCCATTCCGGCGGCAGATACTTCCAGATCAACCGTTGCTGATCCCGGATCGATGTCTCATTCGTCAGCGCCAGGCACCACACAATCGACCCCGGCTTATTCACCATCATCTCCACGCACCGCTTCGCCGCCCATTCCGACTTCGCCGACCGATTCCCTCCCAGGCACAGAATGTCTTTGTGCGTCGCCAGCAGTTCGTCTGCATCTTTCCAGACAGGCCGCCAGTCGTAGGGCGAGTTCGGCGGCGGTTGCCCCGTCAACTCCCATCCATGCCGGAGCGGGTCGTACTTCATCAGCGCGATCTTCTCCTCTCGCGCCGTCAGCCATTGCTGCAGCCACTCCCGCCCTCCTTTCGTCAACGCCAGCGTCCGCAACTGCTCCGGGCGCGGCAGCGCCAAAATCGGGTGCGGTGTCGGCTTAAATTCGGTCGTCGTCACGTGCTCTTGCTCTTGATCCTGATCTTGATCTTGCTCTAACTCGGCTCCGCGTCGTCCAACTCCCGCGGGACCCGTATCTCACCTCGCAACTCCCGATACGCCTTCTCCTTTTCGCTCGGAGTCCCGGCTTTAGCCGGAAGCCCGTGGCCATGCGCCGCCCTTGTTTCTTTCAACCGCACCACCGTATATCGCGCCGCGCTCCCGTGGCCGATCCGGCTCAATTCTCCGCGCGCGACCATATCCACCAAATTCACGCACGTCGCCGATTTCCCATTTGTGTCCTGCCACTGTTGCGGGAGACCTTCGCTCACCTGCTCGCGCGAAAATCCGGCAGGCAACTTTCGGCACGCTTCGCGAATTGCGTCACTCAGCTTTCCCGTCCCACCGCGCATTCGTTCCTTCCCGCTCAGCTTCGGCGGTCCGTTTGTAGTCCGGGCTTTAGCCTGCTCCTTCATCGCTGCTTCATGCGTCAATCCCGACGGCCTTCCTGGCTTTCCCCGCTTCAATTTCTCAACCCGATCCATCGTCACGGCTACCTCCAGCGGTAACTGCGCCGATGCCATCCCCGCTGACATTAACGCCACCACCCGATCCACCGCGGCGAGCTCCTCCGCGTGCCGTTTCACTAACTCCTCTCGAAAATCCAGCAATCCATTCACATTCATATTTTTCCTTTTCTATTCGCGTCAATTTGCGTTCATTCGCGGTTCACGGTTTCCCGTTTTCTTTGCAGCCGATCGATCTCCGCCGCGATCAAAGCGCCAGCTCTTGCCAGATTCCGAATCGGATCATTGCTGGGATTCCAGTCTGTGTCCTCCCATGGCCAGTCGTCCGTGCTTCTTGACTGGCACATTTCCGGCGACGATTCGTCCGGGCTTGCCACAACCGCGGCGTAACTCATCGCCGCGCGCGTCAATTCAAACCCATCGTGGCCGTTGTCGTGCTCGGCGTCGAAGCCCTTCCGAATCTGCCGCTCACGCTCACGCGCGATCACCTCAATTCCACTGTCCATTTTTTCCTTTCTGCTCATTCATTCGCGTCAATTCGCGTGATTCGCGGGCACTTTTCCCTTCACTTATCCAGCAGCTTCCCCGGTTGCGGCCGGCAGATCCCGTACCCTTTCCATCCGGCGATCCACAACACCCGGTCTGCCAGCACCACTGCCGGAAAACACTCCGGGCACACCGGACGCCCCAGCTCCTGATCCGCCATCCGGCACAACCGCACCCCACGGCAAATCCCGCAATGCCCGGCCTGCGGCTCAATCGCCACCAAACTCGTCCGGTCCGCTTCCTTCATTTGCTCCTTGCCGCACATTTCGCGTGCATAAAAAACATCGTTCCGAAGCGCGCCAGGCCCGTATCCAGCTCGTAGGCTCCATTGCCGATCCGCTTGTTGCAGATCAGGCACCGGACGCCAGGCACCTTTGCCCGGTCAAATCCCCATTTTGGATCAGCTGTTTTCACGCCCTGGCAAAACGCGCAATCGCACTTACCTTTTGCACTTTCCCTTCTTACCCTCCGGTTTCTTCCCCTTGCGGCTCTGCGCCTTTGCGCCTTTGCGTTCCACCTTTGGCGTTTTCTTCCCCGCCTTGATTTGCTTAACCAGGTCTCCGAGCTTCACGCCTGCCCATTCGCACGCTTTCTCCAGATTGTTGCCCCACGCTTCCCGCGCCAGGATCTCTACCACCAACTCGCGACGGCCCGCCTCTCCCTCTGCCGCTTCCAAGAGCGGTTCGAACCGGTCGTCGTAGTCAGCATCCTCTTCGCGTTTCAGCTTCCGCGCCTTCAGGGCTGGACGCACTGAGTCCCAGTGCGCCGCCCGGCACGCCATTCGCGCCAGCAATTCCCAGAACGCCGGCCCGCTCGCATTTCGCGCCTTGTCGCGAATCGTCAAGATTGCCTGCTCCCGTGCCTGCGATTCGATCAATGCCTCCTTGCGCGCCAATGCCTGCTGCGCATCCCCGCTCCCGCTAGAGGCCCCTGCCGGCTTCACTCCGGCCGCCTTTAACGCCGCGGCCAGGTCCTCACGCGCCATCAGCTCGTGCACCTCTCCTTCCTCGTCCACTGCGATGATTGCCTTCTTCGCCTGCTCCGGCCCGATCAAACTTTTCAACGTCGGACTTCCGTTGCGGCTGTGATCCTTCAAGCCCAAGTCCTGGAGGTGCCATCGCTTTTTCTCGAACTCCGCCGCCGTCATCGTCTTTTGCCCGTTCCGTTTCGCGGCCTCCAGCTTCTCGTTGCTGGCCCATTCCAATTTGCGCGCGAAACACTTCAGGTCCGTGCACAAATTCGCGCTTCCTTTAAACTCCGGGAATTGCTCCAGCATATTCCCGCTCCGGCGCGGGCAGGCCTCGCATGAATCGCCCGGCTTTTCCATCACCCGGTTCAGATTCCACTTCGCCTCCTTCAGATCGCGCTGATAATGCTCCTCGATATGCCGGCGCAGATCGCGGAATGAGAACGGCTGGCTTTCGCTGCGCCAATCCCCTTTCAACGCTTCCTTGAGGCATTTCTCTTGCAGTTGCGGGTCCGGGATTCGCGCCAGCAGGGTCGCGATCATCGGCTCGATCAGCTTCTTCTCCAGCGCTTCCCGCACCGGCTTCTGCAGCCGAGTCAGTTTCAGCCGGTTGAAAATCGTCGTCCGATCGATCCCCAGCTTTGCCGCTAAACTCTCCGCCGTGTACTTTCCGCTCCCGATCAACTTCGCAAAACTTTCCGCTTCCTCGATCGGGCTCAGTCCTTCCCGCTGCAGATTTTCGATATGCTGCATCTCCACCACTTCACTGTCCGTCAGCTCCGCCACCAGGATCGGGATTTCGGCCAGCTTCGCCGCTTTCGCCGCGCGCCAGCGCCGCTCCCCCGCCACAAGCTCATACTCTTGCTCTTGATCCTTGCTCGTGCTCTTCCTCACCAGCGGTGGCTGCAGAATTCCCACCGACTTCACACTGGCCACCAGCTCGTTCATCGCCTCCCCGTCGAAATGTTTCCGCGGGTTCGGGCAGACGACACTCGGCCGCACCTTCGAAACCGCCACCCTCAACAACGTTGCATCCAAACCTCGCGCAGCGTTTGGAGTGCTCCCGCTTGCTGGAGCTTTTCCGGCCGCCGCCGCGCCAAGCGTTGATTTGCCGTCCTTCGCCACTGCCACCGTCGAAACGTTTCCACTCGTGGCGCTCACAGCAGTCCTTTCGGCCGGTCCATCCGGCTCATCAGGTGATACAGCGCCGCTTCCGCAGGCGCCGACAGCCGTGCCGGCAATTGGTTGGCGAGTTCCTCCAGCTCCATCGCCGTCCGCGAGGCGGACTGGGCAATCTCGCGGTATTCGTTGATCCGGCGCTTCAGCAGGCTCTGAGCGTGCTCGCGGCACGCCTCGTTGCAGGTTTCATCTCGATCGCGCGGCGCCTTGATTCCGTCGGTTACGTAGTTTCCTTTTTCTGGTGCGTTCATTTAACCCTGTTCCTTTTCAGTTTTGGTTTTCTAACTTTTCCTCTCCCACATAGTTCACGCTCCGATGCTCGGTGTGATCCGGTGGGAAATCTGTAAATTGAAAGCTCTCCTGCAGGAACCAGAGCATCCGGCTGCCGTCCTGCACTTCTCCTTCGCGCTGTTTGCGCATCATGAACTTGCCGCCCGGCAGCGCGCACAGTTTCTTCCGTTCCGCTGCCGCTTCCTCCGCCTTCTTCAATCCCACCCGCGCCTGGTCTTCCAGTTCGGAAAGTTTTTGCGCGCGCAGCACGTTCCGCCAGATCTCCACCACGTTATGCGCGTTGGCCACGATCTTCTCGCTGCCGGCGACGACGCTCTTGTCCCCATCCCCAAAATTACGCTCGCCTCGTTCATTTTTCTTTCGATGCGCCACCAGATGCCCGTGCACATTCAGATCCATGCAGAACGATGCAAACGCCGTCACGAACTCTGCTTGCCCGGCGTAATCATCCTCCATCAATCCGCACCGCATCAGCGAATCCACCACAAATTGCGTCACCCCATAACGCCGGCGCACCCAGCGGAAATCGTCCAGCAACTGCCGCCACGGCACGATCCCCACATGATCGTAGAACCAAAGCCGCTCTCCCAGCCACCGCAACACTCGCCACCCTTCCGCCCTCGCCTGCCTCTCCGCCCTCTCATGGTGCTCGCGCGCAGCCTCCCGTCTTGCTCTTGCTCCTTGATCTTGATCGTGCTCTTCGGCCAAGGGCGGTTTCCGTCGCTTATCCCAAATCGCTGCCCCATACGCCTGCCGTGAGATGTGATACAACGTCGTTCGCGTCCGCGTTTCCATGCTCGCGATGCAGCACCGCTCCCCTTGCGCAGCCAGGCAACAAATTGTCTGATTGAGGAACTTCGTTTTGCCGTGCCCGCTGAATCCGCTCCAGACCGTCAGCTCGCTCGACCGCACCCGGAACGGAAAATTGATCGGCATCTGCAGGCCGGCTTCTTCGTGCCCGGTGAACCATTCCTCGAAAAATTCCTGCTCATATTCCATCGCGTTGTGCACTCGCTCCGGCGCAAACTCCTTCGCGTCAGCCAGGCATTGCCGCATCGCCTCCACCGGCACCTCTGCCATCAAACAATCGTTCGCATCCTTGAAAACCTTCCCTGCGGCACCCGCCGAGTGTGCCGCGGTGACCGTCTGTAAAGACACGAGACGGCAGCGCCTCGGTCCGATCTCGTTGATGATATCCATCGCCGCCCGTTGCCCCGGCCCGTCCATGTCCATGCACACGAAAATCGTTTCAAAATTTTCCAGCCACGGCAGGTCGCGGTCGATCCATTCGCGGTTCGGACTCGGCCGTCCCTTATCCTGGCCGCGCCACTTCGCTCCGAACGGCACACTCACCGCAGGCATTCCGTAGGTTGCCCACGCGAGCGCGTCCTTCTCCCCCTCCGTGATGATCAGCTCGCGCGATTTGAGCGGAACGGCATTCTTGCCGAACAAACACTTCGCCGGACCCCGCGTCGTCCATTCCACTTTCTTTCCCTCTTTTCGTTCCAGCGCCTCAAACTTCAGCCAGCTCGGCTTCACAATTTCAGTTTCCGGCTGATTACTGGCCCATTGGTTACTGATCACTTCTTCATCGTGATCGCTCTCCGTTGCGAAGTAGGGGTAGACAACCGCGCGCCCATCCAGGGTCTGCCCCACCCGGTAGGCGTCGAGCGCGATCGGATCGAGCTTGCGCCTCTCCACCAGAAAGTTCATCACCCCGCATCCTCCCGTGAGCTTCCTCACATTGGTGAGCGAGGCCGGGTCTGGTTTTCCTTCGCCGGATGGTTCTCCCTGGCGGTGAAACCGTTTTTCGAAATCGTCGCGGATCCCGAGAAACGCTTTCGCCTCGCGGATGCAAAACTTGAAATCTTTCGACCGCACCGAGCACCAGAGCGACATCAGCGTCTTGCCCCCTTTGCTCGCCGCGAAATCGCTCCAGAGCCCGACTTTCCCGGCCAGATTCACCTTGAGCGAATTGCCCGGTTCACCCGCCGTCGAGCCGCACACATACTCCGCCCCCTCCTTCTTCCCTTGCGGCAGCAAGTGTCGGCAGACCTCTTCGGCCCGCTCGCACAACTTTTTCTCGACGTCCGTCCAGTCCATCAGATCACGCCCTCCACCGTTCGTCTGAACCAGCGCGGAAGCTCCCACGCGCCCTGGAACGAGGCCTTCCCCATCATTTTTCTGATCAGCTCCGCGTGCAGCAGTTGCAGGTGCGGCTCACCTTCCGATTCATCACTCCAGAGGTCGTGCCAGGCGCAATCAAACCTCCTCGTGTTATGCGCGCACCATCTCAGCGCATCCGCGAACACTATCGTCAGCCCCTTCCTCGGCATATACCGCGCAACCAGCCTCATCACGTCCGGTGATTTCTCTACCACCACCACGTGCTTCACTGCCGGGTTTGCGAGACAGCCGCGGGCCACACATCCAAGTCCCAGCCCCGTGATTAGCACCCTTCCGTGCGCTGACAGCATGAACTGCAAATGCTTTCGCAGCTCCTTCGGGAAATCGTGCATTACCAACTCGCCTCGACCGTGATGCAGTGTTGCCGTCGTCCACCGCCACAGGTTTGTATAAACCCCTTCCGGCAGGTGAATCTCTTCCCCCTTCGGGCCGTCAGTCGTCAGACCCTCCGGGTTGCTGATTGGCAGCTTGTCTATCGACCAGAGGCCGGACTCACCGCTTTCCACGTCCTGCGCGCTGGCCGCTTCGAGGCATTTGGCGGCTAGGCTCATCGATCCTTTTCCAGTTCGCAGAAGAGGTGCACGATCCCCGCGCGTGTCACCACTGCTTTTTTGTCCGGGATCCGGTCGAAAAATTCTCGGAACAGTTCCTGGCATCGATTAAAGAAGCCCTCTGCGCCGATCTGTTTCGCCAGTTCGGCGTTTTGCACGCTGAAAGAGGCGTGAAGGATCGTTAGTTTCAGTTCGCTCGAATGTTCGCGTGCGGCGATCACCCGGATTCCTTCTTCGAGGTCGAAGACGTGCTCGCGGTGTAGGCCCGGCCGGTCGTCCCCGCGGGCGATCTCGTCGGCCTCCCACGTCCTCGCCACTGCGACGCGGCACCTCGCTTTCGCTTGGTCTTCGGTCTCGAGTTGGAGGGCCAGGCTCATATCGCGCCCCGATCCCCTCGGCGGATCCGTCTCAGCTCGGCAGCCGTTCGCTTCTTGGTGCCGACTTTCATGCCCCGGCGGCGAAAAAATTCCTCCAGGCCGGCCTTGGCTGAGGTGAATGTTCCCCTCGGCACGACCATGCCTTCGCTGGCCGCATTTAGCGGTCTTCCATCCATTCGAACTCGCCTCATAAAAATTGGAACATTTGTTCTATGTGGAACCTGTGGCCCCCACGCTAGTGGGCGCTGCTCGAAGCAGTTCCAATAATTTTTCCGCCTGCCGCTCCCGCGCCGTTCTGTAGGTCGTACGCCAGGCATCAGCAGCAGCAGCAGCAGCAGTAGCAGCAGCAGCAGCAGCAGCAGCAGCAGCAGCAGCATCAGCAGCAGCATCAGCAGCATCAGCAGCATCAGCAGCAGCAGCAGCAGCAGCCCAAGATATTCGCCGAACCCGCCGGGTTTCCTCGTAGATCTTCCGCCACTCCGCGCGCTCCACCACCTCTCCCTTCAGCCGACGCGCGTAGAGCTCCGCCACCCCTTCAATCGCGGCCTTTTGTTCATCCGTTTTCGCAAATCGGATCACCCCGTCCGTTTCATCCACCAGCAGCCAATGCAAAAACCGGTCACTGACCTGGCTCAGATCGGCGCCTGGTTCGATCGCGAACAAAAACTCTTCCGGCCAGCTCATCGCCCGCTCCCGGCCGAGCCCTTCAAAAATCCCGTCCTCAAGACGCGCGCACATCCGCGGGATCCCCAGCTCCGTTTCATATGCCGCGTGCGAATATTCGTTCAGCGTGCACCAGACCGCGCACCCTTTCCCGTTTTGCCCGGTCGCTCCCTGCACCAATTCATCCGCCTCGCGGTGCGCTCGCACCCGGTCCAAATACTTCGCCTTGATTTCCGATTTCCCGTGATATGCGATCATGCTGCTCATTTTCCCTGTTCCTTTCATTGGTTTGTGTGTTGGTTTTTCTCCAGATCCAAAATCGTCATACCTCGCGAAGCGTATGGAGTGCTCCCGCTTGCTGGAGCTTTTCCTGTTCCCTCCGTTTTAGAACGCGACCCCTTAAGGATTTCACCCCTTTCGGCGCCTATACCTCGCCTCCTGGACTGTTCCGCCGGCACAGTTGCCATTCCGGCGTCTATCTCTTGAGTCGCGCCTCCCGTATTCCGGGCCGCCGCTGCGAGAGGCACACCTCGCGCCGCCCTTTCCGGGAAATTTCTCTTTGCGCCACCCGCCGAGGTGGCGCAGTGGCCTGCGCTAGCAGTCGAAACGTTTCCATCGTGATCCCATCCCAGCTTCGTCAGTTCCTCCGCCGTCAACAATGGCGCCACCTTTCGCCGCGTCTGCCCGCCCCGGCCCTTCACGCCGTTCAACACCTGGCTCAAATGCGATCGCCCCACCCCGGCCAGTTTCGCGAGACGATTGATCGTCATCTTCCGCCGGTGCAGCAGCATCTTGAACCCGCGCACGCTGCTCATGGCTCGCTCCTTTCCTCGATGAACTCCCTCAGGGGCTTGATTAGCGCGCCCATTCGGATCGCCAGCGCGCGCTCGAATTCCTCGGCCGTTATTGCGACCGCGTACACCGGCCCCCCCTCTTCGTCGATCCCGAGAATCCAATCCCCCGGCTTCGCTGTTTGAATCGATCCATCCACCGCTGAAATTCCCTCCAACTTCGCTTCGGAGCCGAGCTTGTGAAACGAGCGCACCACCCAGATCGGGATCGGCGCAGTCGGATCGTATTTCCAACACGCTAACACCACGCTGTGCGGTCCCTTCAATCGGCATTTCATCGCTTTTGCCTCCTCAGTTCCGCGATCTCGATCATCCGCGCGGCGGTTTTTTTATTCTCCGGATCAGCCGACGCCCCGATTCCCATCGCGTCGTTCTCCAGCTGTTCCAGCGGCTGCGTCCACCAACTCGGATCATCCGTTGGCAACACCGCGTGCCCATTCACCGCCGGGGCACTTTTTTTCTCCCAGATTCCCCACGACAATGCCCAGCCTCGCAGCGCCGATTTCCAGTCCTCCAATTCCCGCAGCGTGCCGCGCCCTTTGTTTTCGTGAAAAAACTTCTGGCAACAGTCGTCCGGAAACTTTTCCGACCGTCCGAAAGCCAGCACCTCATCCAAGGACGGCTCTGGTGCCCCTACGGAAGTAGTGTGTGTGTCTTCCTTCTTTCCTTTCCTATCCTTCCCTTCCTTCCTTCCTTCCTTCGGCGGGAGCTGGTCGGGAGCGTTCCCTTCACACTCTTCGGAGTCGTCTTGGAACGGTCTAGGAAGATTCTTGGAATCCGGCGGGAGCGAGTCGGGAGGCGGGGCAGGCAGCGAGCTCGCTCGCGGTTTATCCACCCGCTGATGCCGCTTGAAATTCACCACGCATCCCACGTCGATCATCTCCCCGTCAACCCGCGCTCGATAAATCTTGATCCAGCCCACGTTTGTCAGCTCGCCCATCGCCGTTTCGATCGGCACCGACAATGGCCGGCGCGAAAAGAACACTCGGTGAATCTCCTGGTTGTCGGCTTCGAACCGTCCCTCGTCGTCGGCATAATTGAGCAGCGCCAGCGCCAGCAACGCAGCCGGCTCCGAAATGCGCCGATGCATTCGGTGCGGCCAATACTCCGGCTTGACGGTCCGGATGCGCACTAAGCCTTGCCCCTCCAGCGCGGGTTGTTCCCGTGCAACACGTATTGGTCGTTCTGCACGTGCGTCGCGCGGATCTCCATTCCTGGAACCCATTTCCGGTTGTCCTTCACTCGCACCCACACGATCCGCTTCGGCTCGGCCGGATCGAACGCCGACACCATGAACGTGTTCTTAAACACCGACCTGAGAACCTTGAACACTTCCACCTTCGGCCCTGGCGGCGGGCCTGCGTTCTCGCGTCTCGTGAGGTGCTCGCAACGCGGACACGGCCCTGGGCAACTGTGGAGAGGCGCGTCGACAGGCGGCGGATCTATCGTTGCCCTCCCAACCGTCTCCGGTGCTCCGGAAGGAGCCGAAATCAGCGCCAGCGCGCGCCGTATTTTTTCGACGGCCTCTGGCGTGAGCAAAATATCTTTGTGCTTTTTGATCCAGTCGACCTCTTCGATCAGCTGGTGGGCGCGAATCGCCCGGATCAGGTCTCGCGCAACGCCGAGTTCGTCCGGCAGGCTCGCTTCGAAGACCGTAAAGTTTGGCGGCGGCGTTTTTACGCTATCTGGCCCTGCGCCATTCTCGTCAGGCGCGACGATTGACGGCGTGGGCGGCATTTGTGGCGCGATTTTTTCCGGCAGGCTCATAGAAGTCCTATTTGCAGAAAACTGAATCTGAGCAGACCGGACTCGACCCGGCCGCCCGGCTCAAAACGGCGATCCCCCCCGCCCCGGTTGCCCTCCAACTGCACCTTGCGCCCCCAAATCATGCGTTTTCCCCCTTTTCCGCCTCCGAACCCGTTGATTGACCATCAGCTGGCACGTCGATCACAGGCCCAGGCCCGACCGGCGGAAGCGCGCGCTGCCCGTCCAAAACCCCGTTCCCAGGTCCCACAAGCACAGGTCCGTTCGCGTTCCCAGGTGCGTTCCCCTTATTTAGCGAAATCTCCGGCAGCTCAACCGGTCCTGAGACCTCGACGGGAATCGCCTGCAGCCAGGCATTCAACTGCTCTGTCGTGGGACCGTGATCGACCGTGCCGACGATCACCGTGGGATCACCCTGCAACAGCAACAGCTTGTCCGTGATCTGAGCCACCGCCAGCCCGGCGTGCGTAATCGGAAACGTTCCGTCCACCATCGCCTCGTTCATCGCGTCGATGCCGTGCTCTACGAACTGCCCGAACTTCCCGACCAGCCTTTGTTTAAGTGGCTTCAGTTTTCCCTGTCGCTCCAACTGCTCGACGATTCCAGCCAGCGTGCCTCTGCCGACGACGTGACGCTTCGCCACTTTGCGTTGCGAGACACCACGAATCAGATCCTCCACGATCGCAAACGCCCTTTCTTCATTCTTGCAGGTCGTTTTACCATTCGGCGTATAAACCGCCGCGGCCGCGATCAACTCCGGTTGCTCCGAAAAATCCTCAAAAAGGGCCGGCTGCGCGACCTCGGCGACCTGAACGGCTTTGGCTTTCCTTGGCATCAGCTCGGTTCGTTGAAACGTTTCGACTTCCTCCTCAACTCGCCTGGGGACCTCGCCGTGATCGGTTTCACCTGGTCAGGTCCACAATCACCCGATTACGCGTCAGCCAGGCATTCACGCCGCTGGCTGGCACCCGATAATCCGCTCGCTTGCTCCCGATCCGCACGCAGTTCGGCCCGAACTCGCCCGCCAGAATCATCTTCACGACCCATTGCGTCGTGAAGTTCAGCAGCGTCGCGAGCTGCGCCGGCGTGTAATACGCCTCCACTACTCCGGACACGTTTCCTCCTTCGGTGCTTCCGGCGTGGGCAACTCCAGCTGGCAGATCGCCGCCATCCAGCAACACGCTTGGCGATCGTACAGGTAGAGCCTGAAATCCAAACCTCCAGGCTCACGCTCGCCCATTACCGCGGACGGGTTCCGTATCACGTCCCCAGGCCCACACGGCCGCACCCGATTCCGATAAAGCATCCGCATCAGCGGCAGCGCCAGGTCGATGCACGGGAAATAACCGATTACTCCGGCCCGCTTGCTCACCAGCGCATACTCGCGATCGTGAATCGGCGTGATGAAATGCCCCAGCGGCTTGGGCGATGGCAGCGAAAACTCCTCCTCAAACAGATCCACATCCGTGCGGACCATCACTCGGCGGGCAGCATCCGTGCTCGTTAACATTTAGAACAATGACTGGCTGATTCCTTCTCGAAACACCTTCCTCGGGCGCGGTTGCTTCGCTCTGTGCCGTGAAAGGAGGATCACGGGCCAGGCCAGCGCCTTCGCGCCCAGGAAAACCACAAAAACCATCTCGCCGAGTACGGCGCCGACGAAAATCAACACCATCAGAACCAGGAGCAATGCCGCATATCCCAGTGCTGCCACCACCAGTAGCTCGACCTTCAGGCTGTCCCAAAGCGTCATAACCCGTGCACCTTCGCCCTTCCCTCCGTCGACCGATGCCGCGGACAATCACTCAACGTCACAATCCCGGCCGGCAAACGTCCTTGCTGCTCCACCACACACCAGAAACAAACCGGGCAGAAGAGCGCGCCGGCCTCCCGGACCGGCGCGTTAGTGGATCCCGGCAGAATGGGCGACGCCGATGCCGGCTCATCACTTCCAGCCCGGCGCCGCCCAAAACCAAAAAGCAGCCTGGCGGGGCCAAGGAGGTGCGCCTGAAGGAGGCGGCTGAAAAACCCGACCAGACTGCTGATGCCCGACTTCACGCGCTCACGGCCCAACGGCCGCGAACCCGAACGGTGATCACTTACTTTGCGAGACACCACCTCGCCGGACAAAATTGAATTGGCGCCAATACCATTCGCGGGAGGCACGTCCTGGCCGCTTCGGTTTCGCATCAGTGGCTTATAACCGCCCGTGCCCAGTCCTTTGGGCGGCTCACCGGCTTTGCCTACTGGCGCCAACGTGGCTGACCGGTTCACCTCGCTCTTGGTATAATCCTGGTTACTGATTACTGCCTTCTGATTACTGGTGTCTTTCCCCTCTGGGGTCTCCACCCCAGGTGACATGGGGTGGAGACCTACCTTTGCAGGGCAAAAAAAAGAGAACGGTTTCATGTTCCGGCTCCCGTTCCCGTTCGTGTGCCTGCTCGGTTCTCGTTGACAAACTGCTGGCACCGCGCCTTCACTTCCCGGATAACATTCCCGACCTGCAGCTCGGCCTCGGCCTCCGGCAGCGTGGCTGAATATTCGACCACCAGCTTCAACGCCACCAGCGCCCCTGCGAAGAACGCTTGCGTCAACTGCCGTGCCTGATCAGCTGGCATCCGGGGGTCCGGATAACACGCCTGCAGATACCCGTTCCATTCTTCCTGCAGAGTCTTCATTCCTTGTTCCCCTCCAAAAATCGCTTGCACGCCTCCAGCACCTCGCGTGCGTTCACCGTCTCGTTATTCGTCGCCGGCAGATCCACATAAGAGGCCAGCCAATACCCGAATCCTTCCCGCGTCCACCGATCCGCCTCATTCCACCCCTCATAAAACCCGCGTGCCGCCTCACTCGACACCAACGGCGGCCGCGTTTCCCCCTCACGGCCGTAAAATCCTTCGATCGCCACCAGCTCTCCCTTCGTCAGCACGCGTCCACCCCCAAAATCTCATCCACTGGCTTCGGCTCCCAGGTGCAGCGGCGCACCTTCAGCAACCCCGGCAACCCGGCCAAATTCCACAACCGTTCCCGATCGCTCCAATCCATCACATGCGCGATCGCGTGATACGCCAGCTCCCGCGTGCTCGGCTGCATTCGCGAAACCACACGGCCGAAAGCCAGCCCGATCGACGGCTCCGAATCGTACGCATACAACTCCACGATCTGCACCGCTGCCGACAGCGCCTTCGCGTCCGTTCCTGTCAACGCGGCCGTGCATCCCTTGCCCAGATTCTCCCTGAGCCAGGGCCACACCGTCACGCACGCTGGTTGCACCTTAGCCATTCACCGCCTCCTTCGCAGGTTCCGGCTCCGCAGCGAACCCCGCGCCCAACACCTCCCGCTCCAATTCCGGCAAATGCCTCACCACACAGCGCCGGATAATTGCTGCGTCGCTCGTTAACTCCTCCTTGGCGAGCCGCCGCACCCGCGCTACCACCTCATCCTCGAGGCTCGTTGAAACACTCACTTTCATTACTTCACTCGATCTAATTGATTCAATCGGCACTGTCAACAGATTCTTTAGAAAAAGTATTCCGTTGACTTTAATTGGAACATTTGCCTACTTATTGGGCGTTTTGTATGGCCAAAAAGCCCGCTAGTACCAGTTTGGAAGAAGAATTGTTCGCGCGCGTCCTGCGCATTGCTCAGGTCGATCGCCGATCCATCGCCCAGGTGATCGAACAATGCGTCGAGAATGGCATCGACGCCGTTGAAGCCGACAAAGCCCACAAGCTCGAAGAAAAACCCGCGTCCTACAGCAGAAAAGCCGATACCGCCTTCCTCCGTAAGAAAAAGCAGCCCGCGTGAAATCTCCCGCGCTTCTAGTCCCGTTGGTTCTTTGCAGCTTGCTCGGTGCGGCCGAGAAGACCGCCGATCCTGAGGCGCCTTCTCCCTCCGGCCGATTCGGGATCCACACCGGCACCGTCACTCGCACCGATTCCCAGGACGAACATGTGATCCTCAAGATCGATACCCGCACAGGCCAGACTTGGATGCTCCTCCACGGTCCCATTCATTTCGATGATCGCCACGTTTCCAAGGTGAGCGGCTGGCTTCCAGTTCATGATGATGCCGGCCAGGCAATCGCTGAGGCGCGTAAGCGCGCCGAAGCGCCGGCCAAAGGTGCGATCGACTTCCGGCCCGATCCTGCCAAATAGAAACGTTTCAACTAGCTGATCTCCGTCAGCCGCTTCTGTTTCCGCGCCTCTCGCCGGCGGCGCACTTCCGCTGCGGCGTGCCATTGGGCGAGCGTCCGGAACACATCATCGATCTCGGCGGTGTAGGCCAGCCGCGCGGGCGTCCGCTCCAGTCGCATGCTCAGCACGTCGCCAGGCAACAGCGCCACCACGATCTTCCGTTTGTAATGTCCGAACGGCATTCGCGTCCGGCGTTGAATCGGTTTTGAGATTTCTACCATAGGCCACCATTTTACCATGCCCACTTTTCGAACTGTGCCAAAACACAGCACTGTGCGCATGTAAGCCATTGATCCCGTGTCGCCAAAAATATCCCTTGACACACTTTTTCGCCTTTCTCAAATCTCCGGTGCTGGCGGACGATCCCAATCCTTCTTCGTTGGCTTGGCTTTCTTGTAAACTTTTCGAAAATGGGCTATTTCCCCGTCGAGCCAGGCCATTCGCGCCCGGAGACGTTTGCGCTGATTCAAGTAACTTCCCAGGATAACCGAGGCGGCAGGCTTGCGTGTTTTCATAAAGAGTTCGCGATTCGAAGCTGGATGATGTTCGCTGGTTTAACAAGTTCCGGCGCGAGCTGGGCCCACCGCGCGGCCAGCTTCGTCGGATCTTCCACCCGATGCTTCGTGATGAAATACGTGTAATGACTCTCCGTCACCTTCACACTCGAATGCCGCAGCCACACCGACGCCGCATAAATCTTGTACCGCATCGCCACCTGGCTGCCGGCGTACGCGCGCAACGCATGGTTCGTCTTCTGCGTCTGCCAGCCCAGCCCGCGCAACCAGTCTGAGATCCTCCGGAACACATCCTCCGTCCGTTCCGTCTCCGTGCCGCTCAGCACATAATCAGTGGGCGCGCCTCGCCATCCCTCCTTCTCAATCCGCGCGGCCATAATCGTGTAGTAGGGATCCAGCGCTCGCACCTGGATATCGCCCAGCGTATTCTTCACGTCGGCCGTCCCGTCCAGAAACGGTTGCCCTTCCAGACTCGTCCACCAGCTCCATCGCGTTTGCCCCATCTCGCTCTTCCGCTCGCCAAATGCCAGCTCATGCCCGATCGCCAGAAACATATTCCGATCCGTGAGCTCCTTCCACGCCGCGATCGTCGCATCGATCACCGCATCGCCGGGCGGATTGAACTGCGCCTTGTTGACCTTCTCGAACTTTTCCTCCTTATATCCTTCATGAAACTTCGACAAGTCCGGCAACACCAAGCCCGCCTGCCGATAAATTGCCATACACTTCGGCCGGAACACTGACTTGGCCTGGTTCAACATCGAATTTGCGGACCGTTTCACCCGCGCCGCGAGCTGCTGTCCGTTCGTGGCGCCCTTCGCTTCAGCCTCTGCCTGCTTGGCCTTTGCCCGTGCCAGCGCGTACCGGAAATATTGGCGGGCAAAATCCCCATCGGCCAGCAGGTCGCACGACAGCGCGTCGATCTCCTCATCCGCTTCCTTTCCAGTTACCCGTCGCAAACAGTTCCGCAGACAATTCACATTCCCGCGCTTGCTGCCGTCCTGCATATCCAGCGCAGCGGCGTCGTAGGCTGCGATCACTTGCCCGATCGTGCTCGATCGTGGCGCCGCGTCCGGATCCGGCTTGCTCCTCAACTTTGTTTCCTCCAGCGCCTCCCAGTTGCCGCGCTTCACCGCCGTGATGATCTTCTTCGCTGCGTCGATCGCCGTCTCCTGGACATTCGACGCCAGACACCGCTTGATCCGCTCCTTCTGAAATTCAAAATACAAATACCAGGGAGCCGACCGCTCCTCCTCCCGTTTAAAGATTCGATATTCCTTCCCCTCGAATTCGAAATAAGCGGCAGGTAGCTTTGCTTTGGTATCATTGACTGTTTTCATAGTTCATTGAGTTATTGCGTTAGGTGCAGTTTGCCGAGTGGCATAAGGTGCAGGTTACGAGTTTCGTAAACCATGTCAAAACATTTCAAACGATTCACGTGATTCAATTAAAAACTGATTCGCAGGCCCTGCAGAAGCCCAGATTTCCAGCGCTGCAGCAGCTTTCCCCTTGATTTGAAGCTCGTTGAGGAATGGTGCCCCGGCTAGGACTTGAACCTAGAACCAATTGATTAAGAGTCAACTGCTCTGCCAATTGAGCTACCGAGGCATCCC